CGACCCCCCGCTTTCTCTATTGAGAACAGCTGGCCATCATGTGACCGTTAGCGCGATTGGCTAAACGACCCCTACCCCAGCACCTATGCCAAGCCGGCCTGTCACATAGATTCTGTCACGCATAGACTGTGACAAGCAAATGTGACACGTGGCCAACAGCGAGCTGCTATCTATTCGTGATGCTGCGGCAGTGCTGGGGCTGACGAGCAGGAATCAGGTTTACAGGGCGATCGAGAACGGCTTTCTTCAGGAGGTGTTAGTAAACGGCGTGCGCCACGTGCCACGGGAAGGGCTACATGAGTCGTGGGCGAAGGTGCCGAAGACAAAGAGCAAGCATGGCAGCCGCAAGGCGCCCGTAGAGGCGGCACAGAAGCCGCTACGGCCGGCGAAGGAGCGGATGGCAGTAAAGACGGACGCGGCTCCGTCCGAGAGGCGCCCTGCTGACCCTGATGGCGAGACCCCAGACTTCAACACCGAAAGAGCCTGGACCGAATATGAAAAGAAACTCAAACTTCAAGTAGAGCGCGAGCTGCTAGAGGGAAAGCTGGTTTACCGCGAAGACATAGAGCAGGCGCAGAAGGCGGTGGCACTGACGCTGCAGAGTCAAGCGTTGAGCTTGCCGCAGCAGATCAAAAACCAGATCCCACACCTTACGGTTGAAGAACAGGATATTATTTCAAAGCTGGTAAATCAGTTTCTGCAGAACGTAGCGGACTGGGAATTTGCTGATCAGGAGGTAGAGGGATGATCTGCCGCGATCGGATCAGCATGGCTCGGAGCCTGGCGGAATGCTTCAGGCCACGGCCGCTGCTAAGCGGCGTTGAGTATGCAGACACGCACGGTCACGTCACTGGCAACGCAGCCAGTAAAGGCAAATGGACGACTAGGCCCTATCAACGTGATTGGTTCTACGGTTTCACCAGCCTGTACGTGGAGATTGAAGTTTGCATGAAGTCCGCCCGTGTGGGCTGGTCTGAGTGCGTGAAGATCGGCGCGGTGCAGTATTACTCGCACTGGAAGCCAAGCAAGGTAATGATTGTGCAGCCGGTCCAGAATGACGCAGAAGAATACAGCAAGGAGGATATTTCAGATTTGTTCAGGGATTCGCCATGTTTGCAAGGATTGCTAACCGAGTCAAAAGCCAGGGGAACGGCGACAAATACTATCCTGCTCAAAAAGCTAACCAATGGCGGCCTGATCGATATTGTCAGCGCTGCAAGCGGTAAGGGTTTCAGGCGTAAAGAACGGACGGTGGTGATCTTTGAAGAGCCTTCAGCGTATGACGCGATCGATGAAGGCGATCAGATTAAGCTAGGGATGAATCGTTCCGCCACCACCTGGAACCGCAAGACAATCATTGGCGGTACGCCAATCTACCCTGACGACAAAACGCACCAATGGTTTAAGAAAGGTGATCAGCAGTACCGGTATTTACCATGCCCGCATTGCGGCCAGTATCAGGTGTTGCGATGGGAGCAGATGAGGAAAGAAGGCGATGATGCCGGTAAGTATGAATGCGAAAACTGCCACGACCTGATCGGTTATGCCAGGCTGCGCTGGATGGATGAGCACGGCGGATGGGCCTGCCCGCTGGGGCTTGATCGTAGCCAACAGATCCTAAAGGATGGCTACCCACGTGTCAGAAGTCGGCATATCTGGGCAGCGTATAGCTACCACGCTGGGGCTGAGTGGGGAAATTTGGTAAGCGAGTATCAGGAAGCACTGGAAATGATGCGCAAAGGTGATACTGACTCAATGCAGACATTCCATAACACGGTGCTGGGCGTGCCATGGGAAGACACAATTACCGGAAAGCTGAACGTAGAGGGACTGTCTCAGCGACGGCAGGATGCAACAGCAGGAAATGGGTATCCAGCGGATGTGGTGCCTAATGGCGTTCTGGTGTTGACCGCAGGAGTTGATGTGCAGGGTGGTGGCGGCGCAATGGCTGAACGGCTGGTGGTGACGATATGGGGATGGGGCCGTGGCGAAGAAGGTTGGCACGTGGGGCATTTTGAAATCGACGGCGACCCGCAGCAACTGGAAACCTTGAATCAGTTGGATGCAGTGCTGGAAACCAAATGGAAGAGGGAGGATGGCTCAGAGCTGCAGATTGCACTAGGCGGCATTGATGATGGTGGCTATGCCACGCATGAGGTGCGGGACTGGTGCCGCACAAGGGTTGGCAGATGGGTGCCGATGAAAGGATCAGAAAGCAAAGGTAAACCGCTGATCGGCAAGGGCGTGCCAGTAAATATCAACCGAAAGAATCAAAGCGTGATCAAAAAAGGCGTGCTGATGTATCCGGTGGGGTATGAAACGAGTATTCAGCACCTGCAGGGCCGGTTGCGGCAGGAAAACCCTGGCCCTGGGTATCTGCACTTTGGCGAGGCGTCTACGGATCAGTTTCTGGCCGAGCTGTTCCCTTGGAAAAAGATGCCGAAGAAAGGCGCCGGCAAGCGGGAGTACAAATGGGACAAGCCGACCGGCAGCAGGGATGAAGCCGGCGACTGCACCCGGATGGCCTACGCCGCCCTCCAGTTAGTAAGCCGCCGCTACAACCGCCAGACCATGTGGGACCAGCTAGCGGCACAGCTGGCGGCCTCCGTAGCCTTAGACCAGCAGGCCGCGCCACGAAAGGCCCGGAGTTTCACGGTGCTGAAATGACCCAACCGCTGGAGCTCTACCAAGGCGATCTAACCAGCTGGGTCGAATCCCGCGTGCATCCTGACGCCACGGCAGTGCGCGTGTGGCTCCGCGCTGCAACCGCTGGCGCTGGTGTTGAGGCCGTGGCCACTGACACAGCAGACGGCTGGAAGGTTCAGCTCACCGCGCAGACCACCACCGGCATGGCAGCCGGCGCTTGGGAGCTGCAGATCGTCAGCACCGTCAACGGCGCACCGCTCACGACTGGCCGCGGCAGCCTGACCGTTCGCCGCAGCTTGGCATTCACCGGCACGGCGGGGGCGTTTGATGATCGCAGCCAGGCGCAGCGCGATCTTGACGCAGTGGAAGAGGCGATCCGTGCCCTGACTACCGGCGCACAGGAGTATCAGATCGGCAGCCTGGGCAACGGCGGCCGGAAGGTGGTCCGCGCCGACCTCGCAGAGCTGATCAAATGGCGCGACAGGCTCAAAGCTGAAGTCATGAGAGAGAAACGCGCCGAGATGATCGCGCAGGGCCTCGGCGATCCGCGCCGGCTCTATGTGCGGTTCGGAGGTGTCAGCTGATGGGAGTTCGTAGCTGGCTGGCGCGGCAGGTTCTGACCACCAGGCATGGACGCGCCGAGGGCCGCAGGATGTTCGAGGGCGCTAGGCGAAACCGGTTGCTCCACGATCTGATAGCGCCGACCACATCCGCAGACGCTGAACTGCGGGTCAGCTTGGCGGTACTGCGCGACCGATGCCACCAGCTGGTCAGGGACAACCCCTACGCCCGTCAGGCAAAGCGGACCACACAGATCAACGTGGTGGGCCCGCGTGGCATTCAGATGCAGGGCCAGATCATGAAGGCAAACGGCACCGAGAAAGACACCCGCCGCAATCGGATCCTGGAAGAGGGCTGGCGGCGGTGGTGCCGACCGGATACCTGCGACGTGGCGGGCCGGCTTTCGTTCCACGGTTTCGAGATGATGATCGCCGGCAGCCAGCCTGAGTCGGGCGAATGCCTAGTGCGGATCGTGCGGCAGGCAATGGGCCAAGGCCGCACACCGCTGGCGCTAGAGCTGATCGAGGCACACCAGCTTGACGAGGACAAATCAGGCGTGAGCGACCGCGCCGGCCATGAATGGCGGCTGGGCGTTGAGATCAACCAGTGGGGCCGCCCGACCCGGTACGCGATCCTGACCCGCCACCCTGGCGACGTGGAGCTAGGGCTGAATCGTCGCGGTGCCCAGGAAAAGCACGTGCTGGTCCCAGCCGCCGACATAATCCATGTCTTCATGCCAGAGCGGATCGGCCAGAACCGGGGCGTGCCGTGGCTGGCGAGTGTGATCACGACGGTTCACAACCTCGGGAAGTACGAGGAAGCCCACTGGACACGAAAGAGGGTTCAGGCCAACTCGCTGGGCTGGATCCGCTCGTCTGATGGGGAACTGCAGGGTGATGCCGTTGAGAACGGCCAGCGACTGATCAACACCGAGCCCGGCAGCTGGAACTATCTGGAGCCAGGACAGGAGCCGGTCGCGCCTGATTTTGGACCTGATGATGGCCAGTACGACAATGTGGTGAAGAACCTGACGCGACGGTTTGCGGCAGGGTTTGGGTGTAGCTACGCCACGATCAGCAGGGACTTTTCGGACGCCAATTACAGCAGTATGCGAACCAGCGTTCAGGAAGACCGCGATCATTGGCGCGTGCTGCAGAGCGTTCTGATACAACAGTTCCACCAGCGTGTATTTGAAGAGTGGCTACGCGCTGCAATGCTGGCGGGCGAGTTGCCCTCGCCAGCTTTTAACGACTATTGGATTAGGCCAGAAAGATATAACGCCCCCATGTGGCAGGCCAGGAGCTGGGACGGAATTGACCCACTCAAGGATATGGTTGCCATGGAAAAAGCCAGGGCGCTGCTGCTGGAATCCCATTCGCAGCAGATAGCCAACTACACAGGATCCGAGTTCGGGCAAGTAATGGCACAAATCGCCCGCGAAAACGAACTGAAAGAATCCCTCGGCCTGATGCCCACCGTTGAGCAGCCACCCGAGCCCGCGACGGAACCGCCCGCTGCTGAGCCTGAGACAGAAGACCCCGACGACGGCGGGGAAGAAGGTGAGGATACGGAAGCTCAGCCCCAGCCATCCGTAGCCTGAGCCCAAACACTCAGGCGACATGGATCTAGCCAAACTCCGCGGACCTCAGCGGCGCGAGCTGCCGATGGGTCTCCGCGTCGAAGAGAAGACCGACGAAACTCTCACCTTCAGCTTCAGCTCTGAAGCGCCTGTTGAGCGCTGGTTTGGCCGCGAGATCCTAGTCCATGAGGAAGGATCTGTAGACCTAGGCCGGATGAACGACGGCGGCGTCTATCTGTGGAACCACAACCGGGACGTGGTGCTGGGCGTCGCGGAAAAAGCCTGGCTAGGCGACGATCGCCGGCTCTACTCCACCGTTCGCTGGAGCCCGAACACAACCGAGCGCGGCAGCGAGGAGTACAAGCGCCGGCAAGATGTGGAAGCTGGCATCGTGCGTAACGTCTCGTTCGCTTACGAGATCAACAAGATTGAAGAACGCGCCGACGGTTTTTACGTCACCGAGTGGAACGTGCTGGAGGTTTCGAGCGTCAGCGTCCCCGCCGACCAAACCGTAGGACTGGGCCGCGCAATGGATGACCCTTGGGTAGAGCCTGAGGCCAAGGCGGCTGATCCTGAGTCCGCCCCTGAGCCCACTGTTCCTGCAGAACCGGTTATTCAGCCCCTCCATAGCCTGACAGCACAGACCGCCGAGCGGACTGACCCCACTGATCAAATCCAAATGACCACCGAGATCAACGTGGCGGAGGTGCAGCAGGACGCTCGGCGCGCCGAGCGCGAGCGTGTTGCAACCATCCGCGGCATGTGTGACCAGTTCAGCTTCCCCGAGCTGGCTGAGAAGCTCATCAACGACGACGCCAGCATCGACGCCGCCCGCGAGTTGGTGATGAAGGAGCTGGGTATGCGCAAGGTCCAGTTTGATGGCCGCGTGCATGACGCTGGCAACGCCGAGCTGGGCCTGAGTAAGCGCGAGGTGAAGCGCTACAGCTTCCTGCGCGTCGCCGCCTACTTGGCCGACCCCAACCCCCGCACCGCCGAGGCTGCCGGATTTGAGCTGGAGGTGGCCCGCGCTGCCCAGGCCAAGCACAGCCGCAGTGCCAACGGCGTGCTGATCCCCTGGGAAGTGCTGGGCGCCAACCGCGCAGCTGAAACCCCCGGCCAGGTGGTCGGCACCTTCGGCGACGGCGGCGCACTGGTCGGCACTGATCGACTGGACGCCCAGTTCATTGATCTGATCCGCAATCGCTCCGCTTTCCTGAACAGCGGCCTGACCATGCTCTCCGGCCTGGAGGGCAACGTCGAGATTCCCAAGAAGCTGACCTCCAGCCAGTACTACTTCGTTGGGGAGAATGCTGATGTAACCAACAGCAAGCTCACCTTTGGTCTGGTGAACATGATCCCCCGCACCATCGGTGTTCGGGTGCCGATCAGCCGCCGGATGATGATCCAGAGCTCCCCAGACGTTGAGAACCTGGTGCGCCTTGACATGGCCGAGTCCGTCGCCCTCGGCATGGACTACACCATCGGCTACGGCACCGGCAGCAACGGCCAGCCGCTGGGCATTATCAACACCACTGGCATCGGCTCGGTGACCTTTGCTGGCGGCACCGCCAAGGACTTCCCCGCCAGCCTCGGCGGCGGATCTGCCCTCAACTGCGGTGACTGGGGCGACTACGTGGACCTGGAGACCGAACTGGCGATCGACAACCTCGACGCCGGCGCCATGGGTTACTACGGCAACAGCGTTGTTCGCGGCGCCCTGAAGCAGACCCTGAGGGCATCCTCTGCTGGCTCTGACTACATCATGAACGACGACGGCACCGTGAACGGCTACCAGTTCACCGTGTCCAACCAGATGCAGCAAAACGACGTGCTGTTCGGCAACCCCGCCGACTGCGTGGTGGGCATGTGGAGCGGCCTGGATGTAGTGGTTGACCCCTACACCCAGAGCGCCAGCGGCCAGGTGATCCTGACCGTACACCAGGACTTCGACGTGGCGGTTCGCCGCCCGCAGTCCTTCGCCCTGGGCACCTGATCATGAGGCTGCAGATTCTCTCGAACTGCAGAGCAGACGGTCGCCACCTCTCCATGGGTGAGGTGGCTGACCTTCCGCAAGGCGTTGCTAACGAGCTGCTGGCGATGGGTATGGCATCAATCGCGCCAGAGCCCGAACCTGATCCCGCCCCGGCCTGCCCGCCCAAGCCGCGGCGCTCTACCAAGACTTCCACCCCCGACCCCAACACCACCCCGGAGGATTGATCAATGGCCATTGAACTCAGAGCCCTGGAGCAACTCCAGGCATTCACCATCCTGGCTCCTGCCACTCGCGACGCCGTGGGCAACACCACCGCGGTTGACGTGAGCAGCGTTGATGGCGATCTGCTGCTGCTGCTGTATGCGGCTGCCAGCGCTTCAAACACCGCAATCAAGGTAAAGGTGCAGTCTGGCAACGCTTCCGATGGCAGCGATGCTACGGACGTTTCCGGTGGAGCGTTTGCCGATCTTGGCAGCACCGCCGCCCTGCAGAAGATCAGCATCCCACGCGGCCAGGTGGGCAAGTTTGTGCGGCTTGCCTTTACGGATGAAACCGGCAGCTTTTCCGCCACTGTCACCTGCGTGGCAGTCGGCGGCGCTCGCTACGCGGTCTAACCATGATCCAGGAAATCCCCGATGATTTCCTGCTGGCTGACTTCGGCTCCAGCGTCACTGCTGGGGCCGTTGTTGGTTTAGGAGTGATGGACCGCGCCAGTCAGATCATCATGAATGATCAGGTGGTAACGGTGGATTACGCGCTAACAGTGCGCACTGATCAATTTGGCTGGCTGCAGTATGGCAACTATGTGCAGCATGAAGGACTGACGTACAAGCTGCAGCATGAACCATTGCGGCTAGCTGATGGCCGATTCTGCGTAATGGTGCTGGAAAAAGTCGACGGCGATGGCCCGATTGAGTTTGTATTTGACGGAGACTTTGAGTAATGCCGATTCAAGTCTTCACGGGCAGGTTGCAGCAGCGGTTTTCAACCCTGGTGGCGATCACTGCAACCAACCCAATCCTGCTGGAGGGTGAGGTATGGATAGAGAAAAACGCCGCCACAGGCCGTAGCACAGGCCGCCGGAAAGTAGGCGATGGCGTAGTCAGCGGCAGCACAATCGCTGGCACTGCGTTTAACGATCTGCCGTTTGAGCCGGGTGGTGGCGGCAGTGGGTCTGGCGATGTGGTCGGCCCCGCCAGCAGCACAGACGGGCGGGCGGCGCTGTTTGACGGGACGACCGGGAAACTTCTGAAGCAATCAGCGGCGGCCCCGGTATTTGAAGGGGACACGAGGCTGAGCAACGCTCGCACGCCAACAGCGCACGCCGCCAGCCACGGCAGCGGCGGCAGCGATGCCATCACGGTGGCGCAGTCGCAGGTAACAGGGCTGAGCGCGGCGCTGAGCGGTAAAGAGGCGGCAGGGGCGGCAGCAGGAGCAGTATCGGCCCACGAAAGCGCAGCGGACCCGCACGCTCAGTACCTGACCCAGGCCGAAGGAGACTCTCGATACAGGCAATCGTCTACGCCTCTGACAGACGGGGACATCCCCTCTGGGATTGCTAGGGATAGCGAGGTAGCGTCAGCGATCAGCGCCCACGAATCCGCTGCTGACCCCCATTCTCAGTACCTGACCCAGACGGAGGGCGACGGCCGCTACCGCCAGTCAGCCACTGCGCTAACCGATGGCGACATCCCTTCAGGCATCGCCAGGGACTCGGAGGTGGTGGCGGCAATCGGAGCGCATGAGGCAGCAGCAGACCCACACCCCAGCTACCTGACCGCCGCCGAGGGTAACGCGGCGTATGCAACTGCCGCACAAGGAGTCACCAACGGCAACAGCCACAACCACGACGGCGGCGACGGGGCCCAAATCGCTTACGGCTCGCTGTCAGGGCTGCCGAGCATCCCCGCTCCAGCCGATGCCGCTCCGCAGGCACTGGGGGCTACGGCGGCTATTGGCAGCAGCACGGATTACGCGAGGGAGGATCACGTCCACGCTTTGCCGCCATTGGCCTCTGGTGGGACAGCAGGGCTAATGAGTGTTGATCAAAACAACAGGCTAGCCATTGCCCTGGTATCCAACCCAGTCGGCATAACCGGGGCCGATGCGGTTACAAACATTGTCAGCCTTACACAGGCTGAATATGAAGCGATTGCAACGCCTAATGCCGCCACTCTCTATGTGATAACGGACTGATGCCAGCAACTACGGGGAAAATCTATCTAGGCAGCACGCTCGTAGCGGGCGGCCAAGGGGCTGCCCCTGCCACCACCTGGACCCGCCCCGCCGATTGGCCAGCCCTGCCTGCAGTGGCCGCCACGGATCAGGTATTTCGTGGCCTTCATGCCGTGTTCGATCACGGCTCAAACTTCGCCACGATTCGCTGCACCGGAGCGTTCACAGTTGATTGGGGCGATGGCAGCGCTCCGGTTAACGTCGCCAGTAATACCACGGCTCTGTATAACTACATCTACGCAGCGTCTGGCCTGGGAGCTGTAACAAGTCGGGGCTATAAAACCGCAATCGTAACAGTCACGCCGCAGGCAGGTCAAACACTGAGCGTGATTGACCTAGGCGTAAAGCACACGCAGGCGGGGCTGGCCAATAACCGCAGCTCAGGGTGGCTAGATATACGGCTGGCGATGAACAATGCGGGGACAGTAACCACGTATGCCAGCGACACCTGGGTCCACAGATATTTAGAGCAGTTTGAGTGGGTTGGAGGCTCCACCACGCAAACAAACTACACAAGTTTCTTGCGAGCAGCGTCGAGCTTGCAGAAACTGCATCTATTCAACACGGCAGCGGGTCAGTTATTCGCAGGTTTTGTGCAGGACTGCTTCTTGCTCCCAGAGCTGCCCTTGTTTAATACAGCAAATGGAACATCATTTAGTGCTTTTGGGGTTAATACACGCAGTATGCGAGAAGCGCCGTTACTTAATACTGGAAATGGGACTAATTTTAGCAGCTTCTGGAGCGGGTCAGGGATTGTGCGGGCGCCCCTTTACAACACCGCATTAGGAACTATTTTTAGCAACTTTTTCTTTAACTGCACCAATCTCCAGAAAGTGGAGCCAATGAACCTAGCGGCGGCAACCAATGTTTCTGGCTGTTTGCAAAGCGATCCTGCTCTTCAGGAAGTGCCAACTTTTGTGCTGTCCGCTGCAACAAACCTTACAAATTTTGCAGTCAATTCTCCTTGTATCTCTAGGATCAGGGCTACTTTCCCGGCCGGTCAAAATATCAACCTCGCTAGCCTGTCCCTAGGCCCCGCAGCGCTTGATGAAATCTATACAAATCTCCCCACCGCAAGCGGTAGCCCACGCACGATCACGGTAACTGGCAACTGGGGCACTGCCGCCCACACCCCAACTATAGCCACTAGCAAGGGCTGGACGGTAACCGCATGATTAACCCCGGTTTCTACAAATTTACAGGCGACTTTTTAAGCTACGCCAGCACGGGAATTTACGCCCCAAATTTTACCCTACGGGCAGAGGATCGCAGCAGCGCAACCTATCCGGTTGACGGCTGGTTCTGGTTTGACTCCAAAGCCGAAGCTGAGGCATATTTTGGCATCAATGGCGCCGCTGCTGGCCGGTGGCTGGAGTTTGGCGCGGCGCTCGCTGCCGATGCGGCGATCAACCAGTTCGTTGCCGCTGTCGCCCAATCCGCACCGGTGCTCCACCTGATGATCGGCGTCGGGCTGGGCCAGGCATCACAAGGCGACGCCCGGACCTTCCTGGAGGCATGGGGCTTGGGCATGGCCGCCCAAATGATCCCCGCCAACCTGCAGGCCTACCTGATCACCCTCGCCAGTGGCTACGACCTGCCGCAGCAATTCATTGACGGACTTCAGCCGCAGAACCCTCAGACTGAGCCATGACCACCCCCAGCATCCGAGAGCAAATCCTGGCCCACATCGCGACCGTGACCCTCCCCGGCACAGTGCAAGTCGGCACGAGGATCTACCGCAGCCGGGTGCAGGCGCTCTCTAGGTCGGAGGCCCCAGCGCTGATCGTGAGCCCTGGCGAGGACAACCCGGTTAACGCCCCACGCACGACCGGCGCGAGCCTGGGGCGACTCGACCAGGCGCTGCCGGTGTTGATCGAAACCTACGTGCGCGGCGACGTGCCCGATCAGCTGGCGGACCCAATCGGCGTAGACGTACACA